AATATTATACGGATGGCCGCTTTTTGGAGCGTGAGGATTTCGAAAGTTATTTCGAAATTACGAATATGCCATTTGGGGGCTCGGTATAAATAGGCACCCAAAGCACCCCATTCCATAGAGTTTTAGAGAGCACCCAATTCATTATGCCTCGTACACACCAGTTCCAAGTGAAGGCCAAAAATATCTTCCTCACTTATCCGAAATGTCCATTACCAAAGGAGCAAATGCTCGAACTCCTTAAAAACATTTCCTGTCCTTCTGATAAATTATTTATCAGAGTGTCACAAGAAAAACACCAAGATGGGTCTCTGCATATCCATGCCCTCATCCAGTTCAAAGGTAAATCCCAGTTCAGAAACCCCAGACATTTTGATGTCACTCACCCCTATACCTCAACTCAATTCCACCCAAACTTCCAGGGAGCTAAGTCCAGCTCTGATGTCAAGTCCTACATCGAGAAGGACGGTGATTACATCGACTGGGGTGAGTTTCAGATCGATGGAAGATCTGCTCGAGGAGGTCAACAGACAGCTAATGATGTTGCAGCAGAGGCGTTAAATGCCGGTTCTGCTGACGCAGCTTTAGCAATAATTAGGGAAAAACTCCCTAAAGATTTTATTTTTCAATATCATAATTTAAAATGTAATTTAGATAGGATTTTTACACCTCCTGTAGAGGTTTATGTTTCTCCTTTTTCGTCTTCTTCCTTTGATCAAGTTCCCGAAGAACTTGAGGAGTGGGCTGCCGAGAATGTTGTCAGTGCCGCTGCGCGGCCTTTGAGACCCATAAGTATAGTCATAGAGGGTGACAGTAGAACGGGAAAGACGATGTGGGCCAGATCACTTGGACCACATAATTATCTGTGTGGGCATCTAGACCTTAGCCCAAAGGTCTACAATAATGAGGCCTGGTACAACGTCATTGATGACGTTGATCCCCACTACCTAAAGCACTTTAAAGAGTTCATGGGGGCCCAAAGGGACTGGCAATCAAATACAAAGTACGGGAAGCCAGTTCAAATTAAAGGTGGTATTCCCACTATCTTCCTCTGCAATCCTGGGCCCAATTCCAGCTATAAGGAGTACCTGGACGAGGAGAAGAATAGCGCATTGAAAGCCTGGGCACTAAAAAATGCAACCTTCATCTCCCTCGAAGGCCCACTATACTCAGGTTCCAATCAAGGTCCAACACAGAGCTGCTAAGCGTAGAGCCATCCGGCGTAAGAGGGTTGATCTAAACTGTGGGTGCTCATACTACGTACACATCAACTGCCACAACCATGGATTCACGCACAGGGGAATCCATCACTGCAGCTCAAGCAGAGAATGGCGTGTATATCTGGGAGATTCAAAATCCCCTCTACTTCAAGATAACAGAACACCACAGCAGGCCACTCAACATGAACCACGACATCATCAACATCAGGGTCCAGTTCAATCACAACCTCAGGAAGAGACTGGGGATAATGAAGTGTTACTTGGGCCTGAGGATCCACACTCGTTTACATCCTCAGACTGGGCATTTCTTAAGAGTCTTTAAGACTCAAGTTTTACGATATTTAGATAGTTTAGGCGTAATTAGTATAAATAATTGTATTAAGGCTTTCAGACATGTATTATATGATGTACTTGAGGGCACAATTAATGTAATTGAGAATCATGATATAAAATTCAATATTTATTAATTCGATACTGAATCATAAAAATAGATCCGTATCTTCAATGTAGCATACACAGGGTTAGAGGCGTGCGTACACGCCATATACAACATCAATGCATTCTCAGTATGATTCTCATACTTGCCAGCCTCTTGCTGGTTGTACACAACATAATTATTAACCCTAATAAACTTCTTCACGAGAGCCTGCTCCTTCGATGCATATAGACCACCTGTCACAGTTGCGTGCCACTTCCTTAATACCTGGTATCTATCACGATGAACATTCTTCACAGTCGCCGTGCTGGGCTCATTATCAAACATGTTAAAAACCTCACCAAAATCTTGAGGCTTGTCAACGGGTCTACGATCCCTAACAAGAAAAAACATGACACTATTCGTATGATTCTTAGTCTTGATGTTCTCATCCATCCAGATTTTGCCCAGAACATAAACGGACTTAACACAGAACCTCTTGCCAACCCTGTGGGTCAGCCCAATACCACGAGTAACATCACTAACACACATGACTTTACCAATGTGCTGGATATCATGTCTGGACTCAAATGACTGGACCTTGCATGGGCCTTCACATCCCCTCGGAACATCTGGACTTCTGTACATCCTGTACATCCTGGGCTTTCTGTTCATGGGCCTGTTCGCCCATGCCCTTGCCTTTGTGACGCGGACAATGGGGGCAGCAGCACGGCTCGCATATGGGCTGTCGAAGTTCAGACGGCGGCGTACCTTCGAGGCGGGCGTGGAAATGATTATATCTGCTGGTCGCTTCGACATAATTCCTGGCCCTTATTACTGAAATTAAATCACGTATTAAATCGTATCCCACCGTATCTGGAGAATACGTATCTGCAACTAGTTGGAGATATTTCACTGCCAACATGCACCTAAACCCATGAACAGTTTCKGGAAACTCGTTCACTAGTGGGTCCCACATGTTTACAACAATCTTACTCAGCAAGTAATTATATAGGGGGACCACAAAACAATGAGGCGATGTAGAACGATTCTCATTGGTCCATATGTCCTTGTCAGTTAGTGCTTTGTGGGGCCCACAAAAAAATCGCGGCCATCCGGT